CTTTCTTCATCGTAGGCAAGCTTTGTGGCTGCCGTTGGGTGATCCCAACCAAAATCAAGCGCACCAATGACAAGCCAGCTGTCAGGAATCTTGAATGGCTCAATCTTGATCAGGTCTTCAGAGATCGGGAATATCCGGCCGGAACCCAAGATTGGTATGCCCTTGGCCCTGGCATCCCTTTCATGTGCTGGGAAACCATCAATGACCTTTTGGCGTTCTTCTGCTGAAATATGTTCAGCATCTTCAATGGTCATGTTTATGTCAGCGCGGTCATCTGACTTTTCTTTCAGAAACCGCATCACTACCGACGACATGCCAAGCAGCGGTGTGAACGTTGTGAACACCATGCCACCCGTGGCAATGGTTCGGGCTAACCCCTCTGAATAAATGTCCTGTGGTGGCTCCTCATCAAACCAGACCAGATCAACCGGTGGCCCCTGCCACTTCCGGCGCCCTTGTTCATAGTTCTTGAATCTGAGTGTTGAGAGCCCACCAGAAACGTGCTTTATTTTCACATAGTCAAGGCCATCAGCAACTGACCTAGCAAGCTTCCTATCAACAATAAGGCGCTTAGGTACTGAACCGGTCCCGATCTCCCCAACAATCCCGATCAAGGCTCGCTGTGGATTGTCACGGGTTGTTTCGCCAGTATCTGAACCAGCCCAGGCCACAATCGGACGTTCAAATCGACGGCCTTCCCACCAATCCGGGTACAGCCCTGTCAGGTGATACGAAACCTCATTACCACCAGCAAAGGTTTTTCCGTTCTGGTTACCAGCCCTTAAAAGGCGTTCACGTTTGTTTTTGCTTAGTGCGTGAAACTCTTTTTGCTTGGTGTATGGCCGGTAATCGACAATTTTGTTTTCATTTTTCCGGCGTGCCTTTTCCGCCAGCAGTAATGCCAATTCCTGCTTGGGTTGCAGCCTCTCTAATGCGTTCATCTAATTCACTATCGGTTAAATCTTCAAACCGAACAGTCGTTTCAATGGAATCTGTGAACATGGCAATGCTTTTGCCTTTCCAAACTGAACACTCTTTTGCAACTGATAATTGACCGTCTTCAATAGCTAATCTCCGGGTTTGTTCTAATTCCATTCTCACGCTGTCAGCCGTGATGTTAGCCGTTTTGGCTAGTTCGGCAGTGAGAAAATCAATAGCATCTTTAACAATTGGTTCTTCGTGGATCAACTTAAAAGCCATCCGGCGTGCACCGGAAGCAGCGTAACCGGCATCCCTGGCGGCCTTTGAACCGTTGAAGTGAACAACGTATTCTTCAGCGAACCGGGCCCACTGTTTGTTTCTTTTGTAGAGCGTTTCGAGTGGGTTAAGCTCTTTCTTTGCGGCCATGTTATTTAGTAATTTGATTCGGTTCAATTTCGATGTATGAAAGGCAGCCATCGACGGAAACAGCGCCAGACAATTCAAGGTTCAGGCTTTCGCCTTTGTCAGTCTCAAACCAGCCAGAACGGTTTTCATTGAGTGAAAAACCAGAGTTTGCGGTTAAATCCATTTGGCCAGTTTTAGCGGTACCATCGGCGCCAGATTCAAAGCGTGCCAGCACATCGCTTGAGGCTATCAATAGGCAGCTGATAATTCTGAACTTTGAACCCTGCTTGGCCGCTATGATTTCGTTATTTCCAGAGGTGGCCGCATCGATCACAGCATATTTAACCTGTGATTCAAAACTGCCTGGTATTAATGAACCCATTATGTTCCAACTCCTGTCAAAGCCAACCCGCCATATAAAACACCGATAACCGGCGCACCGGCAGCGATCCCGGCATAAGTGTAAGCGGTCATTTGTCGGTCGTTACTGTCAACGGTGCTGTCAGGGTTTGGCAGCACGCCAGGCACCGGCAAGCAAACACCAATACAGGACGCCCGTTTATTTCTGGTATCGATTGCCATATTTAGCAATATACAAATCGGCGTCTTGAAGCGTTTCAGGTACTGGGTAGCCGGATTTGTCCAAAATAGATTGAATTCTGATCACTGCGTCAGTGTCACCCAGGACCAGGGCAGCCCGAAACTGTTGATATTTTCGCATGATCGCCCGTGGTGGTCTTTTTGCCGGTTCTGGCTTGGCCACCGGTTCGGGCTCTTCGGCTCCATTCCACCAAGTAAGAAACTTTTTAACTAGTCCCATTATGTGAATTCTCCCCTGGTGAATGTTGTGCCATCGTCAGAAACCGTTGCTGTGGCAATGTCTGCGCCGTCTGCATCGTTTCTGACTGTCTGCAATGCTGATGTTTGAAGAAGCTTATTCCGTGCCAACAGGAAGTTCCAAGCGATCTTGTCGGCCAGCGGTGCATTTGCTGCAGGTACGGCGGCCAGCTCGGCTTGGGTATCGGTAAACAGAACATCGACCACTTCACTGTTCACATTGGCCGCAGTCAAGATTGAAAGCGTGCCGCCGACTGGCAACAGCGCATCAAGATCATTCAGAATGTCATTGATTGACCCAGCAGTTGGAACGCCTGGGATTGCTGTATCAAGGGCGGTGTCAACAGCGGCATTTACTTCTGCTTGGAATTCAGAACTCCAACTTGAATCCATCAAACCACCTGCACCTGAACGGGTAAATGCTAGGCCATCAGCCGCCCCGGAACCTGCCAGTGTGATATTTGGAATGCCATCAGAGGCGGTTATTACTATCGGCTGGAATGTGATTGATTGCTGAGTACTTGCCAGTGCTGCGCCGTCTGCGCCCGTGATTGTATCCAGATCCAATTGAGCTGTTGCTAATGCCGAAGCCTGAGCAATACTTGTTAGCGCTCCTGCATCCGGCAGAACATCTGTCACCGCTTTAACCGCATCTAGCAGTAAATCAAGCCTTCCACCGTTAATCCAATCACTCAATACTGCAATCTGTGCCGCGCTGGCTGGGTTGTGAGTGCCTGCTGCCAGTGTTCCGACTATGCGGTTTAGCAGGGTGTTAATGTCAGCCCCGTTATCGTTTGCTGTTTGTGCTGTGCCTGATACTGTCACCACATTCACGTCTTTAAAACGGTTCTCAATAGAGAAGCTTCCAACCCAGGCGTTTATTGTCCCACCATCAACGGTGGTGCCTTCAATTCGTACCAGATAATCAGAGCCAACCGCATAATCAGCGTGGGCGCTGGTGTCGATGGTAATCAAATGATTGCCTGTTACAGAGTCAAAATCAATTGCAACCGTGGCCCCGTCTGTCACAATCTCGGTAGTAGATCCGTCCTTGTGAACTTTGATATCAGCATCGGCCAGATTGGTAATTGTCGCAGACGCCTGTGGATCGTCAGATGTAAACGTGTTGAACGGTATATAAACCGTTTGGTCTTCAGCAAAATCACCTAAATATTGCATCTTATATCCCTATCGGTCCTGCAAGTGGGCCACCAAACGGGCCGCTTAATGGGTTTGATTTCCCTGTAGCACCGCCACCCCCAACAGCAACAGGCGTCCCAGCGGTTGCGAACGTGTTTGGTGATGACTGGTTATTGTACTCAGTAGTTATCCAGTTCAGACCGCGATCTACGTCTGAAATCCTTACTTCATCCAGAACACCATCTAAGTAAGCGCCATCATTCAGATAAGTGCCAATGTAAGTGCTAGAGTTATTTGAAGGCAGGCTACCAGAATACGAATTTGAAGCATCAAGAGCGTTGTCAACATAAAACTTTAGTGTGCTTCCGTCATACGTTCCGTTAATATAAGTATCGCCAGCACCACGAATATCCGTCGTATACCCTGATACCCTCCACGTACCATTAAAAAACGCCATCCCTTTAATTGTGCCGTTGTTTATAGATAGTGAGTAAGGGACATTCGAGCCATCGTAGTTTTTATTTACTACGAATTGATTAACAGGTGTTCCCGTTATGTTAGCCCATGCCGATATCGTTATAGCCCCAGTAACATCTATATCACCGACATCTATACTGTCGTCTGTTCCGTCGAAGTCCAGGCCATTGCTTATCTGAGCGGTAACTAGATCTCCGCTTGTCATGGTGCCCCCACTAGTCCCATCATTTCCGGCACCAGTTGAATCCGTCATCTGAGGGGCGGACCCGCTTGGGTCTTCCTCTAAATGCCATACGCCTAAATAATTAGAATCCCAGACATTATTCCGACCATAGGTATCTGTTACAGCAGGCTGAGTATCTGTACCAGCTGTTTTATACCAGATGTAAATGACTGTATCGACAGAGCTGGATAAGCTGGGGACTTTCACCCATATTTGAACCTGGGCGTCACCCGCCCCAGTAGATGTGTCATGCGCGAACTGCACTACCTCACATGCTAACTGGGTAGTTCCTGCCGTGTCAGTGCTAAATCTAACGTCCCCGCCATCCGCCTGCGCGGCATTACTACCAGACGGGTCGACAACATCATCATGTAGGTGAGCGCGAGTAACTAATACGGGGAAATCCGTAGCGTTAGCTGGGACTTTTGTATTATCAATCGTAATGGATTGGTAGTAGCCCCAGCCGGTGGGAAACGCCATTTATTTAGATTCCAGCAATTGCAGCTAACAATGTATCAATCGTAGCCTGAATTGCCGCCGTATCTGCTGCTGTATAATCTGGATCGGCAGCAACAGACGCTTTCAAAGCTACGATCTGAACCTTGATTGACTTTAACTGATTAATCGCATTAGTAGCCTGGGTTTCGTAGTCAGTTAGTGACTGACCAGCTCTGACACGCTTTGCTTCTGTTTTGAATGACATTATCGCTCTACCTTAATTGTTTTAAATTCGCCATCGTTATGCAAAATTAATCACCCTTAAATGAAAAAACCCCAACCAAATGGCCGGGGCTTTCTGTCAATTCGTGCAATATTAGTGACTAATTGTAGTTAATTGGGTAGCCACGTCAAGTTTGTGGCCAATCGTCACTTTTTCAGTTTTATAAGAAACTC